ACATTCCGGCCTCAAGGACGTTTGCCTGGGCTTGTCCCCATTGAACTCCTTGAGATGCTTGTAAATCATTGGGAATTGGTAGTTTTACCACTCCTTCAAATTTCTTCAGATTAGTGCCTCGTCGCATACCACTTTGTAGAACACCAGAAGCATCCCTACCGTCTTTTTGTGGTGGTTGATATTGAAATCTTTCGATTTTCATATAGTCCTGCTGACCCCTAAGCTGATACAATGCATCAGAGGGATATTGGAATGATTTTATTGTAGTATCTTGGGTAGGAACTAATGGAGTATTCTCTTCAGCAATCGCTTCTTGATTAGTTACCGGTTCAGGATCAGTTCTAACTGCATCAAGAAGACTATCCAATTGAGCTAATTGTATATTTGGCATCAATGATGATACAGCGTCACTATATTCGCTATTACTACCTTGTTGTGCTAACCTTTGTAGGGATATTGGTGTATTTGGATCATTAGAAGTATTCAAAAATGCAAAGTTAGCACCAGAAACATTGGCGGCAGATTCTAACTCTGATAATAAATTTGTATTTCTAGCAACCTCGTATGATTTATCCAACGCTCTCACCATTGCACGCTGAAAATTTGGAGTTTGTATTTCTGCCTTTATGGAAGGAAAATTGTTTACAGGTAATCCAGATTGAAACATGGATCTGATCCTGCCGAAGGTATTATCTAACTTTGTGCTGATTACTACCTGAGACTGCTTCCCAGCAGAATCCGTATAGGATTGCTTCCTGAGGCAGTTATTCATATTACCAACACATTTAGTTGTCATTAGTTTTTGTAGATTCCTTTACGGTATACAGTTTTAGGATCAACATCAAGTTCAACTTGACCAAAGTCTCTAACAAATTGCTCAGAGTCAAGGTTGATTGCTTTCTCCCACTCTGTCATAGATATTTTCAGAAATGGACTATTTACGTAAGATTTTAGGTATTTATGGAACCCCCGTAATCTTGCTAGATCACTACTACCATCAATGTATTTTATTAGTGTCTCCCTGTTCTCTGGTTTGTGGTAATGTAGGTTTACTCCCCAGAAGATTTTATTACGCTCTACTGCTATGATGTAGCACAAAGGGTTCCTGTCATAATATGGTAAGTCGAGGGCAGTCTTCGCTGTGTAACTGAACAGAGAGATAGCACCTGGAGTTGGATTAGCGACCATTTTAGAGTCTGGGAACTCATCTTTATATTCCAAGTTCCTTCTCCGTCATGACTTGAAACTCCCACCTTCTGTCAGCACAAAATTCTTCTGCCGCTTTCCATTTTGCTTGATTTTTTGCATATTCAAGTGACTCATAAATATGCTTTTTTGTGCGTCTTGACGTAGTTGGTGGGGCACACTGCTTAGCAGGTTTGATCTCAATAATTTTCTCAACCACTTGACCTTTTACATTTCTATATTTGACGTAAAAGTCTGGGAAATATCTACGAACACGTTTGGTTGTGGGATCATAGTAAGGAATATGTAATTCCTCAGACGCCCAAGTCATAATATTATCATTCTTGTCGCAATAAACCATAAACTTCCGTTCCCACAGAGAACGATAGATTATGTTTCTCGAATCCCCTTTGTATTTTTTGGGATTCGATGGCCTATATCGACCTTGATAGGACATACATAGTATACTGACCACTCTATATTTAGAGGCATGGCAACCGGCGCTAAGAGAACATTTCCACAAGTATTTTCGCAGGAAAGGACTCTACTTAGAACAGAAGAAGAACTATATGTTGGCAACCAGAGGGCAGGTGGTATTATCCCTGCTTTCAATAACATCTATGATGTTACTATTGACTTTGCTTCGACCTCTCTGGGTAGTGGTTTGTTTGCTCATATTTTAGAGCACACACTGTTTGAAACTGATCAACCACCTGGAGTATATCTTTCTTTATTTTGTTCGGAGGCACTGCTCCCCGGAAGTCAGATACAGACTGCTAAAGTAGATGGTCTCCGTCAAGGATTATCTCAAAGTTACGCTTTGTATCGCCGCTTTCCGGACATCAATCTTACGTGGTATTCTCAAAGAGATTACTTTACTAATGATGTCTTCAATGCATGGATGGAATATATTTCCCCCACCCACAATGGTGAAAATGTCAATGATTTTGAGAGAAATATAAGATCTTATGCATCTTCTCGAAAGTTGAGGTATCCTGATTCATATAAGTGTAATTTGGAAATCACCTCTTTCAACAGGAATGCACAAAAAAGTTTTGTGACATATTATATTAGGAAGGCGTTTCCAGTCAACATTATTGCTGCTCCATTGGCATATGGTAAAGCAGAATTGATCAAAACAACAGTATCATTCAACTACGAAGATTATTATGTACAAAGACAAGCTGAGAATAAGGGAACTCCTGCTACAATGACTGGTGGACCATCAAATCAACCAGATCCTGGAGCTGGTAGGCAAAGGACTAGGACACAAGAAACACCTGCTGATACGTCACCGGATAGGGGTGCATCACTAACAGAAAGCACTAGAACAGGTATCCCAGATAAAAATAGACCGCTTGGTGGGTATCCAACCCAGTGACCCACTAAATATTCACACTGAATTGACTTATTATGCCTCTTCCAAAGGTCGTAGCACCTACATTTGAAGTAAATCTTTTATCTACTGGCAAACCAGTCAAATACCGCCCATTCTTGGTAAAAGAAGAAAAGGCACTATTGATTGCACTTGAAAGTGGTAGTGAGAAAGATATTATTTCTACAGTAAAGAATGTAATCAAAGCATGTGTACAGTCACGTATCAAAGTTGACTCACTACCTTCATTCGATCTAGAATATTTGTTTTTGAATATTCGAGGAAAGTCTGTAGGTGAGACTGTTGAATTGTTGGTTACATGTTCTGATGATGAAGAGGTAAAAGTTCCTCTAATCATCAACATGTCTGATATTGGTTTGGATGTTCCTGATGGACACACTGACACCATTCAACTTGAGGGAGGTGTTTCTATCAAAATGAAATACCCTTCAATGGATGAGTTCCTGAAAACTAATTTTAGTGTCACTGATGAATCTGATGCTAATTTAGTTGATGAGGCATTCAAAGGGGTTGCTAAATGTATTGATACCATTTACACTGAAGAAGAAGCATGGTCTGCGAGTGATTGTACTCAAGCAGAACTTATCAAGTTTATTGAACAATTGAGTTCCGGTCAATTCGCAAAAATTGAGAACTTCTTTTCTACTATGCCTAAACTGAGGTATGAGGGTGAGGTTACTAACCCAAATACTAAAGTAAAGACTGATGTAGTTGTTGAGGGTATGGCGAATTTTTTCGGGTGATGCTATTTCACACGACCATTGATGTGTGCATGGAGGTAAATTTTGCTCTAGTTCAACATCATAATTGGTCCTTGAGTGAAATAGAGAATATGATACCTTGGGAAAAGGATGTATACATAAAGTACCTCACTAATTATCTGGAAAAGCAGAGATTAGAGGCACAACAGGAAGCAAATGCCGGATTCTAGCGTACAGTCTGTTACACCACTAATAGCTCCACTTCAGCAAAATGTGGAGCGACAGTCTGCGTTGTTAGAGGAAACTAGTGATGCACAATCCAGGAATGTCCGAAAGCTTGGACGGATTGTGCTTGACATGGAGCGAATGGATGCTAGAATAAGAGCAGTCCATCAAGAAGTCAAGAAAGACCTTGGACTCCGAAGGCGTTACTTTAGAGAGAAGGCGAAACTAACTAAGAAAGAAATAAAGCAAACCGAAGCATTAGGTACTTCTTTCTTAGGTTTTCGATCTGCTATCGCTGCTATTGCAGGTGCTAGTGCCATACGGGAGTTCTCACAAGGTGATATAGTTGGTGGGTTACAGGATGTAGGTGTTGCCGTCACGGCAATGCTCCCTGAAATTACAAGTACAGTATTAGGAGCAGTAGGTTTGGCATTAGGCATTGGTGGTAGGCGTGGTCGTAGGGGTCCTCAGGGTCCTCGTGCGGCTGCTCCCCGTGGTGGTATGCGTGGCGGCGGTATGCGTGGTATGGGCATGTTGGCACTTCTGCCTCTTGCTGCCATGGGCGTCAGTATGATGATGGGCAAAGGTGGCAACGCTGCAGAAGGAGATCAGCGTAGGTTTGAACTTACTGCTAGAGAGCAAGCTGCCAACAGCATCATCACTCAACCTGATGTTGATAGATTTGGGCAGGTTGTAACTAGATTTGGTTCAATCGTTGCGAGACTTTTACAGAAAGAACCTAGAGATCCCACCATTGAGATCAATAAACCTCTGAAAAGAGGGGATGGAGATGGAGGTTATAATCCTTCAAACGATCCAGACAGTGAATTTTACGTTCCACCTGGACCTGAACCTGTTCGTATTTCCAGTAGTGAACCTTATCCATTTCCGAACAGAACTCCCTTAGAAAATCCTAAAGAAGAAGCCCTTATTAGGTTGGTAAGAGATCGGGAAGGAACAGCTGATGCCAAAGGATATAATAAGTTCTTCGGTGGAGATACTTCTGTAAATGTCAGTGCGATGACTGTAAATGAAGTCGTTGCAGAACAAAAGAGAAGAGACCGTGCAGGAGAAGGAAGAATCGGTAGATATAACTCTGTAGTAGTTGGTGCTGGTCAGTTCAAGTATCCAGCTAATGTTGTCCGGGATATGGGCTTAGATCCTGCTAAAGAGATCTTTAGTCCGGATCTTCAAGATAGGATGATTATTCACGTTGCCAAAGACGACCGTTACGTCAATCTTGAGGATGGTATCGATTCTCAAGAAATGTTTAGATTGAACCAAGAGTGGGCTGGTCTTGGTCCATATTATGGTCAAGCTAACGGATGGACTCGACCGCAATCGATGAGATTGTATGAAAAGTACCTCAAACAACTTCAGAAACCAGAAACAGAAACCAAAGAACAAACTACATCACAGGATCCAGCATCTGATCCCATGGGAGATCAGACCATGGCTTTGCC